GGGGCAACCTGCAGAGCGAGATGGTGTCGTTCGAGAAGTTCACGATTGCCCCGTGGCTACGGCGGATTGAGGGTGCGATCGAGCGGGACGTGCTCCCCGAGGACGGCGAGTTGTACGCGGAGTTCCTCGTCGAAGGGCTGCTGCGGAGCGACATCACGACCCGCTACCAGGCGTATGAGATTGCCATTCGCAACAAGTGGCTGACGCCCGACGAAGTGCGGCAAAAGGAGAACCTCGGCCCGCTTCCCCCTGGTGCTGAGCCTGTGGCCGAGCCGGTGGAGGACGTGCCCGAGGAGCAGGACGAACCGAGCGAAGACGAGCCGGCCCAGGACACCCCGAGCACGGAGGCGAGCGATGGCTGACGAGATGGACGTGGCGGTTGCTACGGAGATCGAGCGGCGTGACTGGGAGTTCGCCGACGACGGTGGCGTTGCTGTCGAGACTCGGGCCGATGGCCGCACGGTCCTGTCGGGCTATGCCGTCCGCTACAACACCACGTCGGTGGACCTCGGCGGGTTCCGCGAGACGATCCTGCCGGGGGCGTTTGACAAGGTGCTCAACCGCCAGCGTGGCAAGCGGGACGTTGTGGCCCTGTTCAACCACGATGCCAACCAGCTGTTGGGCCGCACGTCGTCAGGCACGCTGGAGTTGTCGAGCGACGACAAGGGGCTGCGGTACTCAGTCGTCCTGCCGAACACGGAGTTGGGCCGCACGATCAGCGAACTGACGGCCCGCGGAGACCTGCGTGGCTCGTCGTTCGCGTTCACGGTCGAGCAGAAGGGGCATTCGTGGGCACCGGGCGAAGACGGCGTGCCGCGTCGCTCGATCCGCGAGGTGTCTGGCCTGTTCGACGTGTCGGTCGTGACACACCCGGCATACTCGTCGTCGTCTGCGGCTGTTGCCCGTCGCAGCATGGAGGCGTGGATGGCTGAGCAGGAAGAGGTGCGGTGCAGCTGCCAGCACCAGGCCAAGGACGCCGACGAGTCGTTTGCCGCTGACTCGGCTCGGGCGAAGTCGATGGCGGTGCGGCTGAAGGCGGCCGTGCTCCGCACAATGATCCGTGGTAGGGCTGGCCACGTTCGCGGGTTCTGTGCGACCGGCCAGGGCGGCGGCATCGACCCGACCTGCGGCAATGAAGGCGGCGGCGGCGGCGGTGGCGGTGGGGGCGACAAGTCCGCTGGGTCCGGCTCGTCCAGTGGCGGCCGGAAGGAACGCTACCGCGATCGCATCGAGGGAACCCAAAAGGAAGCGGACCGCGAGGTCAAGAAGGCCAACGACAAGGTTGCCAAAATCCAGAAGAAACTAGACGAAGTCAAATCGCAAATGGGCACCGGCAGGGTCGAGGCGGCCAAGGAAAAGGTTGCCGCTGCGCAATCCAAGCTCAAAGAGGCGACTGCCCGCAAGGAATCTCTGACGCAAAAGGTAGAAGCCAGCAAGGCGAGAATCGCCGAACTGAAAGCCAAGCTGGATGCCATGAAAAAGCGGTCTGACGACAAAGACCCCGAGGCTGCACTGTTGGCTGCTATCGAGGAGATGGACGGACTGCGGAAGCAGTTGGCCGCAGTGAATGACGACCTGGACTCCATCGCGTCGGACTTAGGCTAGGAGCAAGCGTGGCTAGACCAGGCGACGTGTGTCCCCAGTGCAAGCGTGGCCGCATTCGCACACGTACCAGCAAGGCGGCAGGCGATCAGCAGGTTCGCTACGTCGAGTGCCAATGCTGCGACTTCAGCACGAAGGTGGTCGTGCCGAGCGAGTACATCTACAGACGTTCGTTGTACGTACAACCGAAACGCTAGGTCATCGCCCTTTGCTCCCGTAGTGTGAACGACAGACACGGACTGTCACCGTTCACCAACTACGGAGCGCCACGGATGGCCACTCAACTCTCGAAGCTTCAGGACCGCGCCGCCGCTGTGGCCGCGATGCTCGCCGACCTTTCGGCCGTCGAGGACCGTTCCGCCGAGCAGGCTGCCGAGATGGAGAAGCTCGCCGCCGAGGGTGAGCGCCTCGAGGCCGAGCTCGCCCGCGAGCATTCCATTGCCGAGCGAATCACGTCGCTCCGCGGCAAGGTGGCTGCGACCGCGAAGCCGGTCGAGGTTGCGGCTGTTGAGCCGGTCGCCCGTCCTTCCCGCGACAGCGGCAAGGCCACGATGTTCCGGTCGTCCTCGGACGCCGAAGCCTGCGGCCGCTGGATTCGCGGCTACGTCCTCGGCCGTGCCGAGGATCGGTCGTGGTACGAGAAGCACGTCGAGGCTCGCGCCCTGTCGCCCAACGACAACAGCAAGGGTGGCGTGTTCATCCCCGACACCTTCGCTTCGACGGTCATCCGGCTGGTCGAGTCCTACGGTGCGTTCCCCGCCCAGGCCAACAACCTGCAGATGGCGAGCGACACGCTCTACATCCCGCGTCGGACCGCCGGCAACACCGCGTACCACACCGGTGCCAACAGCGAGACGACCGTGACGGACATGGCGACCGACAACGTCCTGCTCTCCAGCAAGGAAGTTCGCGTCGGCACCCGCGTCCCGAACCAGCTGATCGACGACTCGGCCATCGACCTGGCCGGGCTGGTTGCTCAGGAGTTCGCCCTGGCGATCGCCCTGCGGATCGACGAGGACGGTTTCATCGGGACCGGGGCTTCCACCTACGGCGGCATCCGCGGCATCCAGTGGAAGTTTGAAAACGAGACGCTGACGGCTGGCATCCACGACTCCAGCCAGACGGCGGTCACTGCCTTGACGGTCGACGACTTCGCCAACACGATCGCCAAGTTGCCGACCTACGCTTCTCAGAGCCCGACCTGCGGCTGGTACACCACCCCGCAGATGCACGCTCTGGCGATGCAGTCGCTGGCCCTCGGCGGCAACGGTGCCCTTGCCAGCGAGATCGTGGACGGCGTCCGTCGGCCGGTGTTCATGGGCTGGCCGGTGTTCTTCAACAACGTCATGCGGAAGACCGCCAGCACCGGACAGTGCGTGGCCCTCTTCGGTGACCTCAAGCGGTCCAGCCACTTCGCCCTCCGTCGGCAGGTTGCCGTCCGGGCGAGCACTGATCGCTTCATTGAATTCGATCAGACGTACTTCCAGGCCACGGTGTCCTACGACGCGGTGACCTCGGACGTTGGCGACGCCAGCAACGCCGGTCCGGTCGTGGCCCTCATCCTCTGACCCAAGCACCACAAGGAACCCTGAACCGTGAACCATCTCCAGAACTCTCGTTCCGTGGTCGCCCTGACGGACGCTGCGGGTCTCGCTTCGGCCAGCACGCTGACCGTGGCGGTCGATTGCCTCGGCTACGACTCGCTGTCGGTGGACGTGGGCTACCGCTCGATCGCCAACACGGCGGCCCCGAGCGTGGTCTCGCTGAAGCACAGCGACACGGACGGCAGCTACGGCACGATCGCCAGCCTGATCCAGAACACGGATTACACGCTGGCTGGCGTCGGCAACACGGCGACCGTCAACGTCAGCCGGTTCGAGGTCAGCACGAAGGGCCTCAAGCGTTACGTGCAGGTCTCGGTCACGCCGAACGCGAACGCGACGAGCAACGCGAGCAACAACACGGTGGTGGTGGCGGCCCGTCTGGGTCGCGGCGAGTCTGGCGTCGATTCGGCGTCGGACGCGAACGTCACCAACCGCGTGGTCCTGGGGTGAGTTTGACGACAACCTGAAACGAGGTTTGCCGTGGGCGCGGCTGCTTCTCCGATCGCCGGCATAAAGCCGGCTGTGCTGAATACTGGCTCGGGGCCGGTTCGCGTGCATTGCGCGATGTCGGTTCCGAGGCTGGGCTGGCAAGACCACATGTTCTGCTGGCCCCGCGGGCTCATCCCCTACGGCGTCGCACCTGTGCGGCTTGAGGGGGCTTTCTGGGGCCAGTGCCTCGAGCGTGTCCTCACGGACATGATCGAGAACGACCCGGAGCCTGACGGTCCGCCGCTGTGGATTCTGACGCTGGACTACGACAGCATCTTCCAGCCGGATGCACTACCTCGTCTGCTGACCTACGCGACGGCGTCGGACTACGACGTGGTCGCTGCGGTGCAGATGAAGCGGCGGCACGACGAGCCGCTGTTCACGATGAACGGCGAAGACGGCAGCCGGCTCGGGCACATCACAAAAGACACGCTGATCTACCACAACATCCTGCCGTGCAACACGGCACACTTCGGGTTCACGCTCATCCGTGCGTCGGCCCTCAAGAAGATGTCGCACCCGTGGTTCCTCGGGGTGCCAAACGAGGCCGGCAGGTGGGAAGACGGCCGGATGGACGACGACATTCATTTCTGGGTTGCCGCTCAGAAGGCTGGCGTGAAGATCGGCGTCTGCCCGCGGGTTGCCCTCGGCCACGCCGAGGTCTGGTTCAAGTGGCCCGACCACAACATGCAGCCGCTGCTCCAGCACCCCGGCGACTTCTGGGATCGCGGCGGCCAGCCCCCGGAGAACGTCTGGCGATGAGCACGCAATACCCCACGGTGTCGGTGCGGATCACTCG